GAGTCCCGTGCCGTAGAAGCCAAGGCCCGGCAGGTATTGGTAATGAACGAAATACTGCCGCTTCTCAAACTTGTCATCGCCTTCCCGCCAATTGCGCCGCACAGAAAGGATCTGGCGGCTGGATTTCTCGATTGTCACGACATACGGAAGTTCAATCCCGTCTTCGTTCTCAAACCCCGGAAGGTCGAGATCGACACACATCTCAAGGATCGTGTGCCGGTTATCGTCAGAGAATGATGGGGTCTCGCCCTTTACCTTGTCGTACTTCTTCTGCAAGGTGGAGTAGTCCGGAGACGGGGTCGGAATCTCGATGTCCCGGTAGAAACCACTCACCTGTAATTTCCGAAGCTCGTTCGGGTACATTCGCGTTACGTGTGTGTAACGCGGGCAAGCGGCGAGATCTGTTGTGCCGTATGCAACGACGAAGTCCTCCGCAGGCACGAACACGGCTGCGGGGCGGGTCGTCATCTGGTCGTAGTAGATCTTCCGGAAGGCAGAGCCAGCCAGAGGTAGACGGAAGAGAAGCTGCTCCGTTTCAGAACGGTAGTCGCGCATCTTCTCGGTGACGATGAAGTTCATCTCTTCCTGAACGCGGTGAGCCTGCTTCAGGAGTTCGTCGTTGGCCTTTCCAACGATCTTGGTGCGGACGGGGCCGGAGGAAGGAAAGACCTCCATGATCGTCTGCGCCTGAAAGCGGATCACGGCCTCAGTGAGAACCGGATGGTAGACGCCGCAAGCGCCCGGCCACGGGATTGTACGCTCCTCGATCTTGAGGCCCAGAAGGTCAAGACCCTGAAGGTATGCCTTCTCCCAATCGGCGCGGGTGTTTACATCGTCCTCGAAGGAGGAAATGAGATCCTCGGAAAGCATCCGAAGATCACCCTCGTCCATGATCTCTGCCAGATTGGCGGCGTGCTCCTCCGGGGGAGCCAGATCCTCATCGGGGCTGCCGAAGTCAACGGTCACACCACCGTCCTCCATCGGCGTCACATTCGCCCCGAGATCCTCGGGAGGAAGCTCGATGTCGATGTCGAGGGGAGGTGTTTCCGGGGAAATCGGGATGTTCGGCTCAATCATGTGATGTCTTTCTCTTTCGCCCCATTATATCAATAGAACGCCTCTTTGCGGAACTTCGGGGTCTCGATAACGTCGTCCTCGTCGGTGGGAATAATAAAGCCGCCCTGCCGGAAGCGCATCAGAGCCATCGTAACGGCGTCAACATAGTCGTCGTGGTCGCCGGAAGGGAACGCCGCACATTCCTCGACCACCTCCTCGGCAAACTGGTCATCGGGTGCCCAGACAACGCCAGACGCAAATATGTCCGTGATTGCGTTTACACGCACAATCTTGTCTCCCGTCGCCCGGGTAGGTGTAAACTCTTGGACCGGAATACCGGCATTCCGAAGCTCCGCAATCAGAGGGGCACCCGAAGCCTTCTTTTCCACGATGAACATATCAGGTTTCCAGTCCTTGTAATACTGGACGGTCGCAGCCTTTAGCTCGGGAAACTCAAGCTTGTCCTTCCACGCATCGAGAAGGATAAGGTTTGGGATCGGCTTCCCGGTGGCATTTGGATGGTTAAAAACCCCGAAACAGACGCATGCCGAATAGTCGGATCGCTCGGTCTTCGAGAAGGCGGTGTCCATGGCCACGATAACAGCCTCACAGTGCGGGGCCTTTTCGGATTCCCAGATATTCCACCAGTCGCGCTTGATGAGCGCACCCTCCTCAGAGGTCGGATCCTGCTGGTATTGTGCCGACCACTTGGATATCGGAAGCTCAACTTTAAGTCGCTGAAGCTCGTCAATTGACCAAAATTCGGGCCAGAGGGGTTCGCCAGACGGCAGAATAGCCGGAAGTTCAATCACCTCCCACTCGGAGGAGCCTTCCTTTTTGATCGATGCGTCAAGAATTTGCCCAGTAAGATCTCTCTTAGCCCATCTAGTTTGTATTACAATTATAGCCCCGCCCGGCTGTAAACGCTGCCGGGGTCCGGATGAATACCACTCGAAAACCTTGTCGTATACGGAAACATCAAACTGACCCATCATGGCCTCCTGCTCGGAGTGCGGGTCGTCGATGATCAGAAGGTCGGCACCCTTACCAGTAACGGCACCGCAACGCCGATAGCGAAATACTCGCCACCCTTGTTCGTTGACCAGCGGCCAGCGGCCTTTGAATCTGACTGGAGATTAACTTCTGCAAACACCTTCCGGTAGTCATCGGATCCGACAAGGTTGCGGACCTTTCGACCAAAGCCAACCGCAAGCTCTGCGGTGTGTGCCGTCTGGATGATCTTCTTCTGGGGATACTTGCCCAGAAACCAAGCTGGGAGAAGATAAGATGCAAATTCCGATTTTGTGTTATGAGTCACGAGCATGCCACGACCGGCGACAAACAATCCGTCCTCATTGGCGACTTGGAGGCACTGCGTTTCTTCAACCACCCCCGTCGGCTCAACCTTGATTGTGCGCGAAAAATTACCATTAACGGGGCGGCAATTTTTTGCCTTTCGAGGGAGCCGCGCCGCTTCACCAAGCTTAAACGAAACACGCATTGAGGGCTGACTTGGCTTCCCCGTGTAACTGGTTTGCCTCCAAGTTTTCTTGGCCTTCACGCCAAAACTCCGCACGAGAGTGAGGAAGTCGTCAACAAGCACTTCATTCGTGTTGTGAAACGTGACCTTGCCGTCTCTCGTTACGCACCCATCCGTGTCAATGAGACCCTGAATAAGTGCTAATCGCTGGTCTACGGATGCACAAAGGTATGCGTCCGGTATGTGCTTGTTCTTCAACAACCCGGCTACCCGGAGCTTCTCGTGCAGCCCAAGGATGTTGAATTGCTGGAATTTTGGATTGTGCGTCGTTTGAAATCCGCATGCCTCAACCTGCCTTCGCATGCTGTCCATATCGCCATATCCGCAACCAATCGACGCCCCATGAGAGTTACCATCGCCAAGCCAGACTCCAAGAACGTATGGGTCGATTGGAAGATCCGCGCGAGGGAACTCAACAGGGGATAGGCGTGGAAGTTTTGGTATATGGCTCGCGCCCTTGATGCGGCACTGCCGCTCGTATAGATCCTTGGTCGAAAGCGTGATGTACGGATCGTCAGCACAGCAACGGAAGCGAACAGTCCATAGGTGGTCCTCGGAAACGGTCACAGATGCGCCGTCCGAAGTTGTCACCGTGTAAGTCGGCTTGCGGTTTACGGGTGATTTGCCAGTGACAAGACGCGGGGCACCATCGGGGCCGAAAACATAATCACCACAAGCTATGTCCTGAATGCGCTTAAAGCCTGAAGTTGTTGGCACTTCCTCACTCAACTTTAGGTCGTGACGTGGTGGCATGTTTATTATTAACCGCTTGAGTTCGCCCTTGGCGACCCTCTCAAATGCGTCCGCCATGATCTTGTGATGGCGACCAGATATGAACCCCGGCCACATCAGCTTGACGAAGTCCAAGTAATGCTCTTGAGCGGCCTCCCGGGCCTTCGCCTCGTCCAAAGCACGAAGAAGCCGGAGGATCTCCGGCTTCTCAGATTCGGGTATTTTGTCAATCAGTTCGGCGTAATTCATGCCATGATTATATGGTGCCGAGGGCGAGACTCGAACTCGCGGCCTACCGCTTACAAGGCGGTTGCTCTACCGGCTGAGCTACCTCGGCTCGTATCCCATAAGGCTGTCAACGGCAGCCACCTTGTCTTGGTGGAAGTATTGCAGCTTGTTGAACTGCTTCCGTGAGTGCATCACGGTCGTGTGGTCCTTGCCGACCATCCTGCCAATCTCCGAGAGAGAAACTTCCGGGAAGTACCGCAGAATCGACCAGACGAAGTGATGCTTCGCAATTGACGCCGAGTAGTCCTTCCGGTGGGAGGTTATCATGCTTGGCGGCACATCGTATATGTCGGCGAGGGTTTCGATCAGGAACTTTACCGACGCATCAAATGCCTTCGCCTCGGCAGTCATTGAAAGCTCAAGGGCCTTGCGCTTGCGGCGCTCAACGGCGTCACTTAGCCGCTGCATGCGTTCCCTTAGCTTGTCTTCCGGGGTCTTCTTTTTTATCGTCCAGAACTTCTTCTGGGCGTCCCGAATCTGCTTGGCGTATTCGCAGTCCGCCCTTTCCTCGTCGTTGGTCTGCTCCCAGAAGAACTTACCATCAAGAGCCTTTACCATCTCCGCTTCCAGATCCCGCACCAATCTTCTCCTCTACTTTTCTCAGCGTGTTGATCAAATGTCCGACAGAGCCTTGGAAGCCGTATGTGCCGTAGTGGGTGGTAATCGCCCAAGGGAACAGCCAAATGTCGCCACCAATCTCCCGCCACTTGTGGCAGAAGTAGTAGTCCTCGGAAAGGTAACGCCCGTCGAAGATGCCAGTCCTGAAGTAGGCGAACATCTTCTTCTCAACGCCGCTGAGCACGTCACGCGAGTGATCGGACACATAGGCGTTTTCCGGGAATGCCTCCTCCATCTTCTTGAACACGGACCTCTTGATAAGCATCATGCCTGTCCCGGCTTCCGAGACCCTGACAACCTCCTCCATCTTGGTCTTGTCGTCAAGGGTGGAAAACACGTACTCTCCGACCAGCTTCTCAAGGTATGCCGGTTCGGTAAAGCCAAGCTGCACGGCAGATATGATCACCGGCCAATTGATGTGCTTCTTGGGGTAGGGAGAGCAGATGATGTCCTTGTCCTGCGACATCATCATCAGGACATCCTCCGGTCGGAACTGGATGTCGGCGTCGATGAACAGCATGAACTCGGCATTGCTCTTCGTGAGGAACTCATGCACCAAGCCATTGCGGGCGCGGTCGATGAGGCTCTCGTTCATCATGAAGCAGTGCTGGAAGACAATGCCGTGCTGGTGGCAGGCATCCTGCAATTGCAGCATGCTTGACATATACATCGTGTTGCCGTTGCCGCCATACATCGGGGTTGCGACCATCACGCCCTTACCCTTGAGTTTGCCGACGTTGATTTTAAGTTCGCTCTCAGGAAGCATCATTGGCCCTCGAAATTGAAACCCCGGTTCCGTATTCGCCGTTGTAGGACATAGGTGCGGGGTTTCCCTGTATCCTCCAGCCCAAAGTTTCCATCTGCATCGCGTGGGTCATCGCATCAGAGATGGTCTTGCCCCACACGTAGCGGGTCTCGATCACGAGCGACTTAGGCGCGAACCGCGATGTAGTCATAGCTCAGAAAACCCTTCCGCTTCTGTATAAGGTGAACTTGGTCATTCATGTATGCCGACCAAGCGACCCTCGCGGCCCGCATCGGCTCCGGCAGTTTGTCGGTCGTGCCTCCGTTGATGTAGAAACGCTCCTTGTCTGCCATCAGCATGCCGTCGTAGTAGATGACCTTCTCGCCCTTCTTTGCCTTGGAGAGCCAGCGAATCATGGAGTCCTGATCATGCACTTTCAATTTAATGTCCTCATTGCTACGTTTTCAAGAATGTCACACCGCAGACCGGCGACCATGATCTCCAGAAATTCTAGGGCATGGATGTCGCTGTCAAAGGAGTGTAGGTACACACGCTCACCATCGGTCGTGATGTAAACGACCATTGATTCCTCGATCTTCCCGTCCTCGATATGTTCTATAGCTTCCGTAGGTCCGGGCTTTCTGAACGACTTTTTCGGCATAGGCACTTCTCTTTCTCTTTGTGCCGAGGCCAGCATTGTACAGCAATGCCGTCCGGTACAGGTTTCCCTTGGCGAGTTTATACGCCATCCGCAGGTATATCATGCCGTAGCGGATACCAGTACGACAATCGTTCAGTCCAGAGGGGGTGCCGCGATAACCGATACCCCTTGCTGTTCGGGGTTTGATCTGCATCACGCCGCGCTCACCCTCTCGTCCCACGGCGCTGCACCTAAAGTTACTCTCCAGCTTGGCTATAGCAAGCGCCAGATTCACCGGCACTCCCTGCCTGATTGCCTCCGATCTCACCATGCTCTGCACCGATTCAGCGACCGCAGGTGTGGTGAAGAGAAGCAACCCCGCAAGAAGGAGCGCCCTCAATCCTTGCCCTCCAGAATGCCTCGGATCTCCGCTGCCATTGCAGCGCTGTGCCGCAGATGATGGCTGAGCGTGAGGTTCTCCGTGCGGAGTTCGTCAAGCTCCTTGTACATATTGTTGATCTGATCCAAGCTTCTCACGAGGATGTTGCGCAGCGCTGCGACCTCCTCAGAC